CAATTCATAATATTCCTGCAGGAGTACTTTTGACATTTTCTTATTTTCTTCTCACTTTTGGTGTAATCGTCGGACCAATCTTACCGGTACCAATACCTTTACCACATTTGTTGGCAACTTCACCGATCACGCCCCAGGTGCCCGGGCCTGGACCGTTGCCTTTAGGCGGAGGTCTAAAGTTTTCTTTAACAACTTTTTTGTTAGACATATTCTATCTCCTTTCTTTATAATATAAGATGCGAGGCTCACCCTCGCGCGATACAACTGCCATTACAGCAGCGTCTTGCTTCTGGAACGTTGCGCCGTTTCATTGTTCACCACCTCCTTGTGTATTTCTAAATTTTAAGCCGAAATCATTCAAAATCATACTTAAGAAATAACTTGTCCCGGCTGATAACGATCCCAAAAGCAATCCATTTATTAAATTGTATTCAAACGTAAATAGTTCTGTAAAACAATTGATGCTCCACAAAAAGACGCCTACCCAAAATCCTGTACAAAGCGGACAATGGAACAATTCACCTAGCTTACCTTTTGTCGGTCTAATGGGATCGAAAATGGATCCGTATATGATGATGTACGTGATCCCGTATGCACATAATATAAAATAAATTAAGTCCACACAACTCCTATAGTCTGTATATGTTGCTTATACCCCAGCGTGTGTACTTGGGGGGTAAAGAGCCTTTATTATCAGCATGATATTTGTCAGTATCAAGCTCTGTATACTCATCCACTTCCGGTTCCAGAAGCTGGTCTTCCATTTCTTTTTCAAACTCCTCCTGATCTCGATAAAATGGCAGCTCCTCTTTAATAAATTCAGAGATTGCATATAAAATATATTGAATTTTATCGCCAGAAGTCGCCTCAGGTATAACAGCTTCCATCGACATAAATAAATTTCCAGCCTGTACGCTACTGTAGTCAACCACGCCCTTCATAACCAAGTGTTTAAATAGTCTCTGTTGGCTTTCATAAATTTCGTCATCTAGTTCTTCTTTTGGTAGTGTCACCAATTTGCTCTTGGAAACCAAGATCATGATATCTATTTCTGGATGATCAGACACTATGATGTTGCCATCAATTGTGCTGCGCGCCTGGAGAAATATTTTTTCGATTTCTGGATCGTCGATCGTGATGTTAAGCTTGGTAATCATTGGTTCTTAATCTCTCCTGTAAGAGCCTGAATTTTTATTATCTCAGTTATGAGTATCTTATCAATTCTTCTTTTATTATAATTAGACATCTTATCAACTACCTTTCGAAGTTTATCAGAAGTATTTTTATCTGCCTTTTCGGCTTGCTCTCGTAAAAGATTCTTAAGGCGCCCAATTTCCTCATATAAGTAAATTTTAAACTCCATGCCATCGTCTTTAGACGACATTATATATTTATTTAAAAATGTTCTTTGGTTCTCACTTAAAGTATCGGTGTACTCTTTGTTGAATTTCTCAACAAAATTTTTGACAGCTAAACCATTAACATTCGGAAACAATTTGTCTTTTTCATTCTTGTGAGAAAGGTTGTCAAATAGTTTTTTCTCTATCATAACCTGTTTTTTAGGTGTGGTGGCCTGAGATAAAACTTGATTAATTGTAGCTATTTTTTTGTACTCAGATATAAAGTTGTTCCAAGCATCATGCCCAAGATTTTTGTTAATTTTGCTTATAAGCTTTGTCTGGACATCAAATATTTTTTTTCTGTCAATCGACAAAAACTGTTTTTTTGCTTCTGAAATAACTTTTTCTATTATCTTATCGCCTAGATCTTCCAAGCCGTTAAATGATTTGTAGATCTCTAATTCTTTTTTCAAAAGAGTATCCTTGCTAAAATATTCTTTCAATAAGGAAATTATTCGCTCTTTTCTGTCATTTTTTTTGTGCATTACAGCCTTTGAAAATTCGAGAATAAGAGTTTCGTATATAAATGCTGTATTTCTTTTTTTGTTATGATTGAACTTCATCAGTTGTTTTCTCCTCCAAAGATTCAATTAGTTTTCTTATATTACTGGATTCTTGAAAAATTAATTCTTCTTGATTGTCGTAATAATCCGGGTCTGCACTTTCTGAAAACCTGTAAAGTGATTCAATATCACTTCTTCCCGGGAACACAGAGCGTGTGGTTCTGCCAACGTATTGATTCCCAGCTAGCGCGTTAAAAGCTTGGCGCCTTCCCGTACGGCGGTCCATCATCGTTGGTCTATATCTCTTTCCTTTTGATCCTTGCGTCAAATAACCATCATCTCTCTTCGCCGGGGGCAGCTCGGGGGCCATCTCGGGCCCTGGAGCGGGCTCAGCGGCGGGTTCAGCCAAGAGCGGTCCGGGCTCTTCTTCTGCAGCCGCGGCTTCTTCTTCAGGAGGCATCTCTGGTAATTCGCCTGCGCCTTCCATACCTTCTTCACCCATCCCGCCAAGAGCGCCGCCGGGGCCACCTTCTGCGGCCATGGCTTCACCAACTTGCTCCAGGGCAAAATCATGTTTTCTATCATAATACATTTCAAGCTGCATCCTCTGGAAGTCTTCTTCGCCAATATTAAGAATGTTCGTGGCGACCCAACGACGACTAAAATAGCCCTGTGAAGCGCCGTCGGCTGCTTCGAAGCGTGCTTTCCAGTGTTCCAGCTCTTGTAGTTCAGCCAATTTTGAAGGATTATTCAGTGCCAACTTAAAAGATAAGAGGTCATTGCCACGGTATCCTAACGTAAACAGGTGTATCACGGCGATTTTTTCCAATTCTGAGATGATAGAGCGCTGTAATCTTTGTATTGTTCTAGCAAATCGTATATCTTTTTGTGCTAGGGTACCCTTATCTTCAGCCGCGCCTTCGACCTGGGACAAATAAGACATGGGTATTTTAAGCGCGCTAAATAATTTGTCTCTTAAATATTTGACATCTTCAATATCGCCAGTATACTGACCACCACTTACAGTTGTAATATCTGTGCCCGACTGGTTTCCGCGAACTGGAATGTAATAATCTTCTTCAATGCTCAGGGGGTTGTAACGCAAGTCGACGCGGCCTGTATTAACATCCACAACTTGATTTCTCTTCATTTGAGTCATTACTTTCTGCATATATTGTTCAACTTCCTGAGGGGGGATATTGCCAACATCAATCTTGAATACTCTTCTTTCTGGAGATCTCACAATACGGTAAGCCATAACGGCATCTTCTAGTAACGTCAACTGCCGCCAAATTCTACGGGCCGGCTCAAGAATGGAGGTGCCATATGGAGCAAATTTGTCGTTGCCTAAAACTCTGAAATGTCCAACTTGCCAATTTTCTAAAGTCATGCCTGCCGTGTTCCACTGGTATTGGATATAATTTGGGTTGTCCTCATCTTCTCCTTCCAGCCTTTCTATTTCATTTGAAGGTAAACCGATGACATTTTTAACTCCCTCGTCTTCTTCAATATCAAGATACAAAAAGAAATCTCCATATTTACACATGGAGCGGCTCCAGCCATATAAGCTAAATTCGATGTTAAGTATGCTGTGGAATAACGTATCCAATACACCTTTAATCTCTTGGTTAGTACAAACAATATTTAATATAGGTCTGTAGACAGAGGATGTTGTCATCTCATCTGCATAAATGTCCAAGGAAGACGCAATTTCGGGTGTGTATTCCATTTGATCGAAGTCAACATATCTATCCATGCGATTTTGATTAGCATAATAATCAGCTTGTAAAGCACCGTAGATTTCGCCATAAGTAGAAATTTTAAATTCTTGGCCAGAAGCCGACCTAAATCTAGACTTATATTTGTCTAAATGTCTCCTTTTAAGCTGCCTGGCATCCTGCCGCCTATATTTAATTAATGGCCCAGAAAGTAATTTGGTTAATTGTTTAAATAACGGATTAGCTGGGTTTCTAACATTTTTTTTATTTCTAGGGGGCGCCATATTTTATCCTTTCAAAAGCCACAAGAAATCCCTATGAGTTTGTTCTTGTTCTTGTAAGTTATTTTCTCTTTTTACCTTTTCATATGCTAACATACCTGGTACTGATGTGTTTAATATTTTATCTGATATGGCCATGGAGCCTAAAAAGGCCTTTTGATATTCCGCGGCGCGCTGGTTACTGGTATAAACCGTATCCTTTATCCAACATCCGATTGCACAAGCCATTATGATATCATCATTATGTTTCTTCATTGCTTGCGGCTTACCATGGTGCCAAATAAAAGTTTTCATCTCGTTATACAAACGTTTGGATTTTATTGTAATTAGTTTATTCCTCACAAACTCTTCAAATTTAGCTATTATCAACGGACGAGTTTTTAGAGTTGTGGAAAAGCCGGCTATAACACCTGACGATTCTGCTAGATAAGCATCAACATGTTCGTGTGTAGATTTTCTAGAATAATATATATTTGGATATTCATATTCTTCTAGCTTGTTAAGCACGGCCCAGCCGACAGAATTATTTTCCACCACGATCATGCACTCACCATACTCTTTGCCAGTTTGATCAACTAAATTGGCAAAGATATCAGGCGTTGGCTTGCCTTGATATTCCGCAACTATCTCGCTGGTTTCCATTTTAAAAATCAAAAAAGTAGAGTAATCTTGGCCATCGCCTCGGGCCACATCTGCTGCCATAAAATAATTGTATTCAGGCTTATATTCTTCCCATATCCACAAATTTCTGTCAAAAGCTGTTTTGTATTTAGGTTCACATAAAATTTGGCTTATAAATTCCATATCCTCTGGGTGGAATACGGTCTCGCCAGACATGTTAAAGTTGCACTCTAATTCCTGAGCGATTTGGCGTCTGGACATGTTTTTGGTTTCTTTTCCAAACCACTCTTTATCCCTGTCCGGATGAACATCCCAAGGCAAAGTAACAAGATAAAAATCATTTTTATCTATTTCTGCGTCAACACATGTCTGGTGAAACCAGTTTCCTACGCCATTGGGAGTCGACAAGGCGATGCATCTACCACCGGTCGATAGTGTCGGATACAAACCAGTCCATAGTTCGTCTAGACCTTCAACATGTGCAGCCTCATCGATGACCAGCAAAGACAACGCCTCTGAGCGGCCGGCGTCGGCGCTGGTGGAAGATGCTTTTATCTGCGATCCGTTTGACAGCTCGAATGAAGTCCTATTATCAATAGAAATCTCCGCTATCTTCATCCAATTTGGCAAGTGCCTGTGTATGGCCTTGACTTTTTTAACCAAATTGGCCGCTGTTCCAAATTTGGTAGCGATTACCAAGACATTCTTGTCCCTGTGAAACATCATTAGCCAAGCAACATAAGCTGCTGTGATGGTTGAAATTCCTAATTGCCTTGCTTTTAAAATCACAGTAAAGCGATGATCATTGAAGATCTCGACAAGATCCTCCTGAAAATCGTATGTTTTAAAGGGTATCAGGCCGCGCATCGGATGTGAGATTTTTGCATAATTATTAATAAAATATGCAGGATCCTTACCAGACCTAATTATCTCTTTTAAGACCTGATCCCTGGTAAGTGTAAAAGACATTTAAGCTTTTTCTTTTTTTCGTTTATCGTTTTTAGGGCGCTTTGAACCGGCATCTTGATCTAGGAATTTTTTAAAATTCTTTTCTAAATCTAACTTGCTTGGCTCCCCAACGTTCTCAACATCTCCCAAGTTACCGATTTCATATAATTTTTTAGCTGTTACAAATACGCGAACA